ATAAAAATAGTGAGAAAGGGATGGCACATTACATAATGTCTTTATCTAAAGAAAGGGATGCAGTAATTGAGAATGGACAAATAGGAATAGATACAGGATGGCAGAGTTTAAATAAATATATAAGCGGTTGGGTTAATCCTGATCTTATAATCTTAGCAGCAAGACCGGCACAAGGTAAGACTGCTTTTATGCTTAATGCAATCCTAAATGTTTTAAAACAAGACAAGCCAGTAGGGATATTTAGTTTAGAGATGAGTGGCGAACAATTAGTTAACAGGTTAATAAGTTTGGATTCAGGTATTGCACATTATTTATTAAGAAATAATAATCTTACAGAAGCACATAAATTTATGCTAATGGCTTCTGAGGATAGGTTACAAAAAGCAAAATTATACATTGATGACACACCAAGTTTAAATATTAGAGATTTAAGAAGCAAGGCAGCAATACTAAAAAGAAAATACCAAATTGAGTTCTTATGCGTTGATTATCTGCAACTTATGAGTGGAGTAGATAGGAAAGGAAACAGGGAAAGTGAGATAGCAGAAATTAGTCGAGGATGTAAAATAATAGCAAAGGAATTAAATATACCAGTACTTGCATTATCTCAATTAAGCAGAGCAGTTGAAAGCAGGAATGATAAGATGCCACAACTTTCAGACCTTAGAGAAAGCGGAGGTATAGAACAAGATGCTGATTCGGTTATCTTTTTAATGCGACCGGAGACCTACGGAATAAGAGAAATAGAAGTTGATGGTATGACACATAATTCAGAAGGCAAATGTATAGTTAAAATTGCTAAAAATAGGCACGGAAGTTTAAAAAACATACCATTCCAATTTATTGGAGAAAGAATGGAATTTAAAGAATTATTATGAGAGTATTAATAGCTTGTGAAGAAAGTCAATCAGTATGTATTGAATTTAGAAAATTAGGAATAGAAGCATACAGTTGTGATATTCAAAAATGTTCTGGAGGTCATCCTGAATGGCATTATCAAGAAGATATTTTCAAGGTCATTAATAAAGGTTGGGATTTAATGATAGCCTTTCCTCCTTGTACTCATTTAGCAGTAAGTGGTGCAGCCTGGTTTGAACAAAAAAGAAAAGATGGAAGGCAACAAGAAGGTATTGATTTTTTTATGCAAATAGCAAATGCTTCAATAGATAAAATAGCAATAGAAAATCCTGTAGGTATTATGTCAAATATTTATAAAAAACCTAGTCAAGTTATTCAACCTTATTATTTTGGAGATGAAGCACAGAAAACAACTTGCTTATGGTTAAAAAACCTACCATTATTATATCATAATGATAAGCCAAACCTTTTTGATAATGTAGTTACACATACTTCTAATGGAGAGTTTTTTGAATGGGTAGATGGTAAGACAGGTAAAATAAAAAAGCAACCATTATGGATTTACAAAGCATTTACTAAATCAAAAACAAAAGATGAGATATCAAAGTTAAGAAGCAAAACATTTCCAGGAATAGCAAAGGCAATGGCTAATCAATGGGGTAGTTATATTTTAAATCAAAATTATTAGTGTAAATTTAATAATTATAATTCGGCATATATCCGACATATCAGCCATTTTATAACATTCCAAATAATAAAATTTAATTGAGATTTGGCAGGATATAAAATGTTAATTTAAGAAGTTATATTGAGTAAATTTAGGAGTTATACTGCGCAAATTGTAAAAAAAGTAAACTATATTTATACTTTAAGTATAAAAATAAGGAAAAAAGTAAACCAATAGCTGTACTTATTTTACAAAAAGACAAGGTATTACTTTACATTTTGCATGAATTTTAAAAAAATATTGATGCAATAACTAGTCATTAATGTCACAATTTTAGGTTAATGTGTGACTTATAAGACACATTAGAAAGTGCAATATCTTGCATTATTGAACATCAGAAAGTGCATAATACAACTTATTGTACCAAAAAGTGCATTATGCGACACTTTAAGTGACATAAAAATTAGGTGCAAAAGAATATAAATAGGCGTAAATTAGGAATAAAGTTCTAAAAACATATAATTTAAAAATTAAAATACAAATATTAAACAAAATTAGAAACATAAATCTAAAATTATGAAAACAGCAGTAGAAATATTAATTGAACAACTGGAAGGTACTTTAGTTCAGGCAGTATATGAAAGACTAGAGAATAGTGGTATTTTTACAGAAGCACTACAATTAGAAGGTTATCAAAAAAGAGAAGCATACAAAGATGGATTAATTAATAAACTTGAATATGAAGATCAGCACGATTATTATTTTATAGAAAAATACTTTTTAAATAACGATTAAATAAAAAATTATGAAAACAGCAATGCAAGAATTTAGTGATTGGTTGAAAGCGTATGAGTATGAATTACCATTAGAGTTACAGGTCAAGGCTAAAGAAGCAATTGAAAAAGAAAAAGAGCAGATAGAGAATACATTTGCAGATGGATTTGTAGAAGGTGTTGAAACTCAAAAGTCTGGTGAACAACTTTTATTTCCAGAACAATACTACAACCAAACCTATAACCAAAACAAATAACCTATGAACAAAGAATTTATCCCTTACGAACAAGCATTAGAACTTAAAAAATTAGGTTTTGATGACGTATGTTTAGGATACTATCATACTACATTAAGCAGTAGTGGTGTTGATTTAATTATTGGTAAAACACCTAATAGGTTTTATCATCTTATAAGAATACCTGAACATTTTGATACACTTGCACCACTCTACCAACAAGCATTTAGATGGTTTAGAGAGAAGAAGATATCCAATTCAGCTATACATCGTTACCAAGATAGAACAGATGGTAGCATCAACTTTGCTTACTATATTATTCATGACTATGGGATAGATGAAGTTAAATTTATGAAAGAAGAATATACAAGTTACGAAGAAGCAGAACTTGCTTGTCTTAAAAAATTAATTGAAATAGCTAAAAACAAATAAATATGGCTGATATCACGAAATGCTTGGGCGAGAAAGATGAAATTAATTGTCCTTATAAAGAAAATTGCTACAGGTATACTGCAAAGTCTGACAAGTATCAGAGTTACTTTATCGATTTACCTTTAAAAGATGGTAAATGCGACCACTACTGGGGTAAAGATGGAGAAAAAATATGGAGTACTAAACAAACATAGTATTGATAACTTTTTTAATAATGTGAATAACTTTATTTTAATTTTATTTTATGTTAGAGAAAGACTTACACAGGTTAGTTTGCGACTACATACGTAAAATCTACCCTTACGTTATATTTAGAACTGACTTTAGTTCAGGAATGCGAATGAGCATAGGGATGGCAAAGCGACACAAAGCATTGCAGTTCTCAAATGCTTATCCCGATTTATTTATTGCTGAACCTAAAGGAAACTATGCCGGACTATTCATAGAATTAAAAACAGTTAATAACGTAGTATTTAAAAAAGATGGTACAATGCGAAAGAATGAGCATCACCAGGAGCAAGAAGTAATGATGATGAAGTTAAGAGGCAAGGGATATAAGGCAGAGTTTGGGCAAGGCTTTGGGCATACAATCAAAATAATAAACGAATACCTTAACCAATAAAAAACAAACCAAATGAGTACAGAAAAAAAACAAGCAATCAGATTAGGAAGCGGAAAAAAGATTAATGAAACTTTCCTAAGTTCAAGCCTATGTATTACAGATGCACTAGAGCATTCTTATGAATACAATGGCAAGAGGTATGTTAAAGTGAATATTAATATTTATGCTGAACCGGATCAGTATGGTAAGAATGTTAAAATAACTTTGAATGACTTTGAACCTAAGTCAGAAAGTAAGGCAGTAAATATAAACACCAAAAGCGATCTACCATTTTAAATGAAAAATCACACTAAAATATATTTAAAGTATTTTGGTTATGCACAAGATGATTATGTACCCTGCGAAGTATGTGATAATCGTGCAGTTGACATCCATCATATAGAAGCAAGAGGAATGGGTGGCAGCAAAGAGAAAGATTCAATTAATAATTTAATGGCATTGTGCAGGCAATGTCATATTTTTTTTGGCGATAAGGAACAGTATATGCAATTTTTAAAAGATAAACATAATGCCATTATTAGACGAGATTAATGCAGACTTACAAAAGCGCATTGACAAAGGAATGAATACCTACGGAACTACTCTAGAGAATGCAGATCTAAACAACTTGCAGCTATTGAACCACTTGTATGAAGAATTACTTGATTCAGTATTTTACATTAAAAAATTAATCAATGATAAAAGTTAAGGTAGATAAAGTAAAAAGCAATCCGAAGAACCCAAGATTAATTAAAGATGAAAAGTTTAAAAAACTTGTAAAGTCTATTAAAGAGTTTCCAGAAATGGAAACAGTCAGACCTATTGTAGTTAATAAAGATATGATTATACTTGGAGGCAATATGAGATATAAAGCTATGATTGAATGCGGATATAAAGAAGTTAACGTTGAGGTAGTTGACTGGTCCGAACAAAAGCAGAACGAATTTATTATTAAAGATAATGTAGGTTTTGGAGAATGGGAGTGGGAGATGGTTGCAAATGAATGGGATGAAATAGAATTAAAGGATTGGGGATTAGATTTGCCAGTATTTAAAAATGATATTGATTTTGACAATATAACTTCAAATGAAGATAGGAATATAGATAAACCTATTAAATCAGTTACTTGTCCTAAATGTTTAAATAAATTTGAAGCATAATGGCAATACCTTATATGGGTTCAAAGCGAAAGTCTGCACAAAAGATTTATCAAACAATAGTAAATTTTAATCCTAATTTAAAAACTATTGTAGATTTATTTTGTGGTGGATTTGCTATTGGTGAATTATTTTATAAAAATGGATTTAATGTTATTGCAAATGATAAAAATAAATATGTAACTGCATTATTAAATCAAACAATAAATAAAGGTTTAGACGAGCAGAAATGTACTGAATTTATTACAAGGGATAAATTTAATAATATTTTAAAAAATAGTGATAATTATGAAGATTGGTATGTAGGTTATGCAAGTTGTATTTGGTCTTTCGGCAATAATCAAAGAAGTTATATGTTTGGAAAAGAAACGGAGCAATATAAAAAAGCCGGTCACGAATTAGTTATTAATAAAAATCCATTGTTATTAAAAGAATTATTACCTAATATACCACAAAAATATATTAATGGTATTTTAAAACAAAC